CGGTTTAAAATTTTCAAGAGAGAATAAAATGGCAGAAATTTCTGCCGAAGAAGCCAATTTGCTATTAAGACTTCCAAACTTCCGATTACCTAGTGATGAAGAAAAAGAAGTGTACTATAATAGTCAGGAGGATTAACAGATGGCCGGCAATTTAACAAATTATTTAGAAAACAAACTCCTAGATCACTTCTTAGGAACAACATCATATACAATGCCAAGCCCAGTTTATGTTGCATTGTTTACTGCTGCTCCTGGTGATGCTGGTGGTGGAACAGAAGTTACTGGTGGTAGTTATGCTCGTCAAACAGCTGCGTTCTCTGCTGCTTCTAGCGGTGCAACTTCAAATTCAGCGAATATTGACTTCACCGGAATGCCAGCCGCTACGACAGTAGCTATTGCCATATTTGATGCTTCAACATCGGGCAATATGCTTGTTCATGGGACACTTACTACGAATAAAACAACAGATGCTGGAGATACTTTAAGAATTGCTACAGGCGATCTTGATATCAGCATAGATTAAGGAGATATCATGTTGCGAAGAGAATTTAATGGCGCAGTATTGCAAACAGCATTAGCTTCTTCATTGTCTAATTCCGCAACTTCTTTTACCGCAGTAGACGGTTCTACTTACCCAAGCGGCGACAACCCTTTTGTTGTAGTTATTGATCGCGGTGTTAGTGCAGAAGAAAAAATTTTAATTTCGTCTAGATCAACTAATGTTTTTACAGTATCTCAAAGAGGGTATGATGGCACAACAGCTGTTGCTCATAACTCTGGAGCACTTATAGATCATGTTCTTGATGCAATTACTATACAAGATATGAATACCACAACTTACGATAATGAAGTTTTAATGTGGATGGGGGTTTAAATGGCTAATCTAACACCAAAAAGTTTTTATATAGGAACTAGTTCTACGGGTTCTAATGTTTACACTACAGCTAATACTGTAGGAAATTATTCAATTATCAAAAACATTAACCTTTGTAATACAACCAGCTCTAACGCTGTGTGCAGTATTCATATTCTTGTAGGTGCTGCTTCCCCTGCGGCTAGTAATAAAATTTTGAGTAATGTTAATGTGTTGTCAAATAATGTTGTGTTCTATAACACTTCAGTAGTTATCCCGGCAAACAGTAAATTACATGTAGATCAGGTAACAGCTAATGCCGTAACATTCACAATCAGCGGTGTTGAATATGCCTAATCTTACCGACCAAACTTTAGTTGATGTAGCAGTTGTAAGCGGTGCTACTGTTTCAGCAAACCCGCCGGGTTCTGCTGAGATTGGTCAATTATGGTTTGATGAAGATATCGGTAAAACTTTTGTTTATTATGATTCTCAATGGGTTGAAATCGGTTCAGGTTCAGGAATCACTTCTGTAACTGTAAGTTCTTCTCCGCCAGCTTCTCCGATTGAAGGAGAAATGTGGTTTGATTCTGACACTGCTCAATCGTTTACTTATTATGATTCACATTGGGTTGAGTTGGGTGGAACAGCAATGGCTGCTCAAGTTTCAGCATCAGCTCCAGCAGACCCAATTGCTGGACAAATTTGGTATGATTCATCTACTGGCGCAACATTTGTTTATTATAGCAATAATTGGGTTGAGATAGGTTTTACTCCTGTTGACCCTATATTAAACACTATTGATGAAAAAGGTGATTTGCTTGTTGGCACAGCTGATAACGCTGCTTCAAAATTAACAGTTGGTGCAAACGGAACTGTTTTAAGAGCAAATTCTGGTACAGCAACAGGTCTTGAGTGGGCTACACCAACGGTTTATCAAGCAGTTGTTGCAAACGTATCGGATACCGAAATTGGTTATCTTGATGGCGTTACATCTGCTATTCAAACACAATTAAACAATAAGCAAGCAGTTGTTGCAAATGTTTCCGACACAGAGATCGGTTATCTTGACGGTGTAACTTCTGCTATTCAAACACAGTTGGATACAAAAGCGTCAACGGGTAAGGCAATCGCTATGGCGATTGTTTTCGGTTAACAAGGAGAAATTATGGCAGCACCAAATATAGTAAACGTAGCGACAATTACGGGCAAAACAGCAGTTCTTGCTGTAACGACTTCTGCAACAGCAATCGTTACAAACAGTGGTGCGTCAGGAAAAGTTTTTAAAGTTAATGCTCTTTATGTATCAAATATTGACGGTACAAGTTCGGCTGACATAAACGTAGATATATTCCGTTCTTCTACTGCGTATCATATTGCTAAAACAGTTAATGTTCCCGCAGATGCAACATTGGATATTATTTCTAAATCAATTTATTTAGAGGAGGGCGATACTCTCCGCTTAACAGCAAGCGCAAACTCCGATTTGGAGGCTGTTTGTAGCTACGAAGAAATTAGCTAATGCGTTCTAACGGCGGAATTATTGGAGCAGAGAAGACTGTAAGTACTTCTGCTGCGTCTGGTATTTGGTCTATTAGTGACCAACAAAGAGAAAAAGGTGCAAGCAATTGGCCAGGACCTTTTCCTGTTGAATATCTTGTCATAGCAGGAGGGGGTGGTGGCGGTTCTGGTGCTACTGGTGCAAATAATGGCGGAGGTGGAGGTGCGGGTGGATACCGTTCGTCTGTCACGAGTGAAACAACTGGCGGAGGTGGTGTGTTGGAATCTTCACTTTTCCTCATTCCTTCAACAAATTACACCGTAACAATCGGGTCCGGTGGTCCAGTCAATACATCTGGTGCTGATTCAATTTTTTCAACAATTACTTCTACCGCAGGTGGTAAGGGTGGTGGGTTGAACCCTGCTGTTGCCCCTGCAACTGGAGGCTCAGGTGGCGGCGGTGGTCCTGCTGGTTCTGGAAGTAATTTACATTTAGGTGCGGCTGGAACTGCTAGTCAAGGTTATTCAGGTGGTAATGGCAATCCTGCATCTCCTTACCGTGGGGGAGGAGGCGGAGGTGCGGGAGCAGTAGGTAATGCTGGCGTAACAAACGGGAATGGTGGTGCTGGACTTGCATCATCCATTACTGGAAGTTCTGTGACTCGTGCTGGAGGCGGTGCTGGAGCAGGTGACGATGGTAATGGAACAGGTGGTTCTGGTGGTGGAGGAAATGGCGGGAATCTTGGTGGTACATTGGCGGTAGCAGGAACCGTCAACACTGGTGGTGGTGGTGGTGGTGGGGTTTCTCAAGGTGCTCCCATAGTTGGTGCTTCAGGTGGTTCGGGAGTGGTGATTCTTAGATACCCAAATGCTTACACTATTACTCTTGGCGCAGGACTAACAGGCACAACAGCAACAGTCAGTTCAAACAAAGTAACCACAATTACCGCTGGCACTGGAAACGTGAGTTGGGCATAATGCGTTCTAACGGCGGTATTATTGGGCCGAAGAAGATCGCAAACTCTTCTGTTGCTTCCGGTTTTTGGTCTACTCGTGATGCTCAAAGAAAAAAGGGTTCAGGCAACTGGCCATCAACTGACATTATTATTGATTATCTTGTGCTTGCAGGCGGCGCTGGCGGTGGTGCTAGGCATTCACAAGCAATTGCTTATGTCGCTGATGGTTCTGGTGGTGGCGGTTCTGGTGGGCTTCGTTCAACCGTTACGGCTACTGGGGGAAGCGGTAGCATTGAAACTGCTTTAACTTTAGTTAAATTAACCAATTACACGGTAACTGTTGGGGCTGGTGGTAGTGGCGCTGCGGCTGGAAATAATTCTGTTTTTAGTACAATTACTTCACTTGGCGGCGGTAGAGGCGGTGGCTCTATTGGCTCAACAGCAGGTAATGGTGGTTCTGGTGGCGGTGGTGCAGGCTATAACACAAGCAGCGCAGGAACAGGAGATAGTAGTCAAGGCTATGCTGGTGGCGCTGGCACAAACAGCGGCAATCAAGGTGCTGGTGGCGGTGGCGGTGGTCCTGCCGGGACTGGTGGTGGTGGTTCTGGTAGCACGGGCGGAAATGGTGGCGCAGGTAGGGCATCAAGCATTACAGGTACTTCTGTAACTTACGGTGGAGGTGGCGGAGGTGCTGGTTCCAGCACTGGAGGTTCAGGCGGTAGTAGTAATGGTGGCAATGGTGGAATAAATGCCGCAAGAGCCGGTAGCGCTGGTACAGCAAACAGAGGTGGTGGCGGAGGTGGGACATTCGGAAGTAACGAGGCTGGTGGTGAATCAGGCGCAGGCGGTAGCGGTGTAGTTATTTTGCGCTATCCCGATACATACACAATCACAGTGGGTGCAGGATTAACTGCATCTCACACTAATACAGCAGTAGGAACCAACGAACGCTATACACGAATTACTGCTGGCACAGGAAATGTGAGTTGGGCATAATGAATACTAATTTGAATAATAGCAATAAGTAATGTAAACTTAACAAGGAGAAATATAAACATGGCACATTATGCATTTCTAAATACCGAAAATATTGTTACCGAAGTCATCGTTGGTAAAAACGAGGGCGAAGACGGTATTGATTGGGAACAATGGTATGGGGAGTTTCGTGGTCAAACATGCAAACGCACCTCGTACAACACTTATGGTGGTCAGCACAACAATGGTGGTACCCCATATCGTAAAAACTATGCAGGCATTGGCTATAAGTATGACGCGACACTAGACGCTTTCTACGCCCCACAACCGTATCCATCGTGGATTCTTGATGAAGATACCTGTGTTTGGGAAGCACCTGTTGCTTACCCATCAGGGGGCGGCGCGTACTCTTGGAATGAAGAGAGCCAAAATTGGGATGAAATAACACTGTAATGCCAGCTATCATATTTCCTAACTCTCCGGCTGTAAATGATGTTTTTACTGCTGGATCTCGTGTATGGGTGTGGAATGGCACAGCTTGGGTTGCAGATACTGGGGTTGCATCTAATGCTGTAACTTCAAATGATATTGCTGATGGTTCTATTTCAACAGCAAAACTTGCTGCTGGTGCTGTCACAACAGCAAAAATTAATGATGATGCTGTAACGGCAGCAAAACTTGCTGACACAGCAGTAACGGCAGGGTCGTATACAGCTACAAATATTACTGTTGACGCTCAAGGCAGAATCACAGCCGCTTCATCAACTTCTACAGCTGGGTTTGCAACACTTGCTAACTCAACATTTACTGGAAACATTGTTCTTCCAAGCACTACAACGATTGGTGATGTTTCATCTACTGAACTTAGTTACTTAAATAATGTTTCTTCGGCTATTCAGACACAATTAGATAACAAGCAGGCAGTCGTTGCAAACGTATCTGACACAGAGATTGGATACCTTGATGGAGTTACATCGGCTATTCAGACTCAGTTAAACAATAAGCAAGCAGTGGTTGCCAATGTTTCGGATACAGAAATTGGATATTTGGATGGTGTTACTTCGGCAATTCAAACCCAAATCAACACAAAAGTAAACAAGACATCTTTGCCTGTTTCTGTTTCGGATTACGGCGCTGTTGGTGATGGAACAACAGATAACACCACAGCTTTCTCTAACGCTGCTCAAGCAAGAACTGGGGCTGTAACTTTTTCTGATAACGGTATTACAAGAGCTAATTCTGTTTTTGTAACAGTCCCAGATGGCGTTTATGCTTTATCAACTTTAGTGGATACAGGTGGGCGTGAAGTTATTTGGGTGCTAGATAGAGGTGCTCGTATCTTGAATACAGAATATTTGAATGGCGAGATTCTTCGTCATGGGCAAAGAATTACGCAAGCGCCATTTGGTAATGAAGATAACGCAACCGGATTTGCTGTTCGTTTGTATCCGAATGGTTCAAATTATAATG